GGCATTACAGGTATCATACATGGTGATTTTATGTTTTCGCATGATGAACTGAAATCGGAGACCATTGATGGTAAGAAGTATATTACATTTAGGCCTAATACGATTACATATGCTGTACCAGAAGGTACTACACTTGCCAGACAAGTTATGACAGCTAAGATGGGAATTGTTTTCCATACTTCTTACATCGGTAATAGTATGGCCAATCTTCAAACTCACTTCGATGTTGATATTGGGCGGTTACATTCATCACGCAATGTCTGGTATAGGACAAATCGTTTCATGGATGTCACAGGTAAGGCCACACTAACCAAGGCAGAGAATGAAAGATTGTCTGGTATTCTATCACAGGCAGGCAATCTATTCAGACAAATACCTGCGGCACTACTAAACGAGATTGCCTCTAACGACACATATCGTATTCCTATTATGACTTATTACAACCAGAAGGTCCGCGCAGGCGAACACATGGGTGCTAATCATGTGAATGAGATTATCAAATTCGTTTCCGACAAGTATGATAAACAGATTGCCGATGCCAAGATGCCTGCTACAAAACAAAAAAGAACTATGGAAAAGAATAAGGTTGTTGGTTGGTATCGTAGAAATGCTGTCGGACTCAAAAACATATTCCAACTACAGAACCTCTTTATTGATGCCAAGACAATGCTCATTCGCAAATTTGATGAGGTAAACGATATTGGAACTTTTCTACATACTCCGGATGGTGGATATAAAGTTACTACACCAGAAGGATATGTTGGTTGTCTTTCAGTTGATGGCCAAGCGTGGAAATTGGTAGACAGGATGAACTTCTCAAGGTCCAATTTCCTTGCGCAAAAATCATGGAAGCCTAAATAGGATGTCCGTCACGGTGCGACAACACCCACGGACTCTAATACTGTTTAGGAGTATCAGCATGTCTATTTATTCCACCACAAATCCGCCACCACATTTCTACATTTACGCCTATCTAAGATCGGATGGAACTCCTTATTACATAGGAAAAGGAACTAATTGTCGGGCCTGGAGAAGGAATAAAAAAGACTTGATAAAAAGACCCACCTGTGATAGAATAGTTATTATGGAATCAGGATTAACGGAATTAGGATCTCTCGCTTTAGAACGACGATATATTAGATGGTATGGAAGAAAAGATAATGGAACAGGTATTCTAAGGAATAAAACTGATGGTGGTGAAGGAATGATTGGTCCATCGGATGAGTTTAGAAAAAAAAGGAAAGAATTATGTGAAAAATCCATATGGATCAATAACGGAAAGAATGAAAAGTTTATAGTAAATGGAAATATTCCTAAAGGTTGGAACAAAGGTAGATTACCTGAAAAAATAGGTGAATGGTTGAAGAAAAGAAGAAATTATAATGGTTCTAATAACCCAGTATTTGGTATGAAAAGACCTGATTTAGTAGAAAGAAACAAAGTTCCGCAATATTGGATAAATAATGGGATAGATTGTAAAAAGATCCTTGTTTCGGATTTTGGTAAATACCAAGAACTGGGATTTGTTAGAGGGAGATTACCTTATTGAGACGGTTTGGAGAATATATGACTGAAGTAAACAAAAACCAAGTGAAAAAAGGAACCTTAAATGTCCTGGACATTGACGATACCTTGTTTATGCCTAATGCCAAGACAAACGTTGTAAAAGACGGCAAGGTTGTTACCCGTCTTTCATCCGAAGATTTAAAACATTATAAACCAAAACCAGGTGAACGACTAGACTTTGGTGAGTTTAGGTCTGGTAAGTATTTCCATGATAAAGCAGAACCTATTGAGAAGATGATTAGACGGGCACAGTTGGTTGTTGGTCATCAAGGCGCACATTCTCGTACCATTATCGTAACCGCAAGAGCAGACGTATCCGACAAAGATATGTTTCTCAAAAAGTTCCGTGACCATGGATTTCCTATTGACCAGGTCCATGTAGAACGTTCTGGTAATGTATTTGGTGGTGGTAATGCGGCACCATTATCTAAGGCTGTTGTTATTCGTAAGTATATTGACAGCGGTAAGTTCAATAAGATCCGAATGTGGGATGACCACGAAGGTAACTTGTCTATGCTATTACAACTGGCAAAACTACATCCAGAAATAGAGTTTGAGGCTTATTTGGTGAATCCAAAAACTGGTGTACCTACGAGGTTTAATAAATAGAAGATGGAAAAAATATTCAATCCTATAAACACAATCAAAAAAGTAGTCAAAGAGGCCCGTCTTCGTGAGAAGTATGGTTGTGAAGATGTTATACAAGAAAAAGTTCTCAATATAGGATTCAATCCTAGTCATGAAGGTCATCGTGAGAAGTATAGAAATCAAATACATGATGTTATTCAACGATCTTATAAAGATGTAGAAGGTGGATATGGCGGCCACGGATCTGGTTCCGATGCCGAGTCCAAAGCAATACATTCCGACATATCCGATCATGCTATCAAAGCAACACGCCGCGGTGACACTATTACACATGCCACTATTTACAAGAAACAACACGGTCGTAAAATCATTGCTCTAGGACATTCTGGCACAGATCAAGGTCGTAAAGATTTCAATAAAAATGCTGCCGAAGATAAATCAAAAAGAAGGGCCTGGGGTGAGTTTTCAGGTAATGCGGAACGAGCATATAAAAAACGTGGATTTGTTCAAAGGTCTTCCGGCCGGGCCGCTGGACTGACTGGTAAGAATGTAAACATTATAGATCGGAAAAGGTATTCCAGGAACATTGGTGGTCAGGAACACGACAAAACGATACTTGGATACCCTAGTAAAAACAAGTAGTTAGATACTGGTTGACAAGTGAGGAATAGTGTAGTATAATGCTTTTATGACTGAGAAAACAATCATTTACTTCCACGGGTATGGTTCCTCTCCTGCGACCGATAAGGTCCAGACGCTAAAAGAACATTTTAGCGAGGTTCATGCTTTCCCTATAAACATAGATCCAGATTTTTCTCTTCCTTATCTAGAGGAAGAGATTGACAACCTGATCGTTTCCAACCTGAACTCCGAAAAAGAGTTGGTGTTTATCGGAACATCTTTGGGTGCCTGGTATGCTGGTCAAATGGCTAGTAAGTTCCGTCTTGAAGGTTCTAGGTGTGTGCTTATCAATCCCGCACATTCTATGGAATCCATCAAGATTGATCTTCCTATTCCTGAGAACATCAAAGAGAAATATAATCATCTAGGTTTTATTTGTCCTCTCCACACTAAGTTTTTTATCGCCAACAATGACGAGGTGATTGACTTTACAAACTTTCATCCTAAAAATGCTACATATGTCAAAGAGGCAGATCACCGTTTTAACGGCAAACCTTTTGAGAATGTTATAGAGTATGTAAAAGGTTTGTAATAGCAAACCTCTTCCGGTTGTGAGATAAAAAGAAACATAAATAACAATAACCCCCTCGCCTGCGGGCGCACCTGGGGGTTTACTCACATACCGCAGAGGTAATAATGAAAAAAATAGTATTTACATTCGGCCGTTATAATCCACCAACAACAGGCCACGCAGAACTAATCCATTATGCCGTCAATCTAGCACACAGAACCGGTGCCGAACACCGCATCTATACTTCTCAGTCACACGACTCCTCCAAGAATCCACTATCACCAAAACAAAAGATGGCCTTTCTACGCCAGATTTTCCCTGGTGTAAACTTTGTGGATGATCCATCTATGAAGACCGCATTTGCTATCTGTAAGAAACTAGCAGATGATGGTTATGAAGATGTAACATTTGTGGTTGGTGATGACCGTGTCAATGAGTTTAGAACACAACTTGGCAAGTATGTTATGCCTAAGACTGCTAAAGATTTTGATCCTAAGAAGCATTATCCATTCAAGAAGTTTAAGGTCGTATCATCTGGTGCCCGCAAGCAAGGCATCTCCGGTACAGACCTACGTGCGGCAGTTCGTAAAGGTGACTTTGCTACCTTTGCTAAGGCCTCGGCTGCCAAAGATAAAACACTCGCTAGAAAAATCTTTACAGCAACCAGAACACAACTAAAAGAATGGTATCTTAGAGAAGAAAGAGGACTCTCTCGCCAAGACTTCCACGACAAACTAATGTCCTTTGTTGACTTCACCTGTGCCCATCTTGGTATTGATGATAAACCAACCATCAAGTATAAAGAAGACCGCAAAGAAGGTCAACCATCATTCGCGGCCTATTCACCACACTCTAAAGAAGTTTATGTAAGCACCAAGAACCGTCATCCAATGGATATCTTCCGTTCAGTAGCACATGAGTTGGTACATCATAAACAGAACCTTGACGGACGCCTTGGTAAGAACATTGCTAAAGAAGGTGCGACTGGTTCTAAGATTGAGAACGAGGCCAACTCTGAGGCCGGCAAGGTCATGCGTTATTTTGGACAAGACAATCCATTCTACTTTGATATGACTTATGTTGGTGAAGAAAAGGCAATCATTCTTTCTGGCACACCTGGTTCTGGTAAAGATAAAATCCTAAAAGAGGCCATTCTACCATTTGGTTTCACCGAGGTTTCAGCAGATACTTTCCATAATCAGAAACTCCAAGGTGCTATTGTAGTGAATGGTGCCTCTGATTATTTAACAGTAAAGACAATCAAAGAGGCCTTGGAAATCCAAGGATACGAAACTATTATGGTGTTTGTGAATACCAGCAACGAGGTATCCAAACAACGAAACGAATCCAGAGCAACTAAAGGTGGTCGTGTAATCACCGAGGCGGTTCGCTTTGCCAAGTGGAAAGGTGCTCAAGAGGCCCTTGACCGCTTTGACCAGTTATTTGAGAAGGTTATTGAGGTCAAGAATGACCTTGATCTAAACCTAAACGAAAGCGTTATTGATGAGACATATAAAAAACTTATCAATAGTGTATCAAAAGAAATCGCAGAGTTTGCCTTAAACGAGGCTGACAAGAGATTTGAGAATATGTTAAACGAAGTTGGTGGTGCTGGTAACTGGGGCACACAGCAACTTACAGACAAATATAAACTAGACACACCAGGCCAAGAACCTGGTAAGTTCGCAAAAATGAAGGTATTGAAATTGAAAAATGAGAATAATGTAAAATCATCACTTGACCCGAGAAATCAAAATCCTGGTCCTGTTGGTGGTGATAGAATAGGAGACGAAGCCGGTATGCCTAAGGGCCCTGGTTTCGGTGATAACCAAAGTTTAGATTTCACCGGTGTAAATGGTAACAGACAGATTGACCGTTGGATGGTGAAAGAAGAAACACGAAAAAGGTTCATGGCAAAGTATGGTGCCCTGGCCGACAAGAAAATCAAAGAGACTGCCGAGCGTCTGAAGAGAGAAAGTTTGGATGATCCATTTTCTGGAACTATGGCATCGGCATCTGCTACATTAGGTAATGATGATGTCCGTACCAATACAGTTGGTGCTGAGGATGAAAAAACATCATTATTTAAGAAAAACAAATATAAGAAAAAGAAATATACTAAATAGTAGGAACACTTTATATTATCCGACTAGGACAACTTTCAAAGGAAACTAACATGGTATTCTCTAACAAATTTAACTCAAAGAAAGCAGACCCTTTGGTGGAAGCCGCCAAAGCCGCTATGGAACTAGGCCAGAAGCGCCGTGATGCTATCAACGCCGTCAACGAAGAGTTCGGTGTTTATTCACGCAACGCAGTCGTTCGTGAACAACTTGCGGCATATGATGCTCGTATTGAGGAAGTCTATAAGGGCATGATGGCAGGCAATCTTACAGAAGGCAAAAAACTTGCTGACAAAGACTATGACAAAGACGGCAAGATTGAATCTCCAAAAGACGAAGTATGGGGTTCACGCTTCCGTGCTGCTAAGGCTGCTGGCAAGATGGAAGAAGGATCACAATGGCGTAAACCAGGCCGTGAAGGTAAAACTTGGGGTACCGACTCATCAGAAGATCGTGAAGACGGACATGAAACTAAGTTTCAACTAAACAAAAAAGGTAAGATCAGTGATGGTCCGAATAAAGATGTGTTGGCTCACAGAAAAGATCCAGATAAATGGTACAGTAAAGCACAGCAGAAAAAGCACGGTGTTGATCTAAAAAGTCAGATCAAAAACCAAATCGGTAAGCATACAAAGCCACATCTACCAGAAGAGATCGATTACTCTGCTCCAGATCGTGCTGCCGTTACAAAAGATAATAAACCATCTGTTTCACCTACAGCACCAAAAGCAGACACATCAGGACCATCTGCCGCAGATAAGGCAGGCCTTGCTGCTAAGATTGGTGCTATGAAAGAAGCAAAGTTGGATGAAGTTTCTCATAAACTCGCACTAAAGGCTATGAAGAAATCTGAAAAACGTGGTGATGATGAATATGATGATGATATGACATCCGATAGACTGAGTGATCCAAGGACACATTGGGATCGTGCTAAACGTCTTCGCGGTCATATGAAAAAAAAGTTCGGTAATCCATCACACAAAACAAGCGGCCGTGATCTTCTATCACCTAAACCAGCCGATCAAGATGGAATGGAAAGACATAAGGCTGACAAATTAGTAAAAGGTCCAAGAGCAGGTAAAATCTCTGCTAAACACAGAGAAAATCTAAAAGGTAATATTAAATACTCTCTTGGTAAACATACAAAGCCACATCTACCAGAAGAAACAATTGAAGAAGCAGTTTCACGCAAGCATTTTCAACAAGTCGCAGACCTAATCAAAGGTCATGAGTCCCAAGAAAAGAGAAATGAACTTGCTTCACACCATGCTGGCATTTTCTCAAAGCAGAATCCTCGTTTTGACCATGGCCGTTTCCATAAGGCTGCTGGTTCAACCGCACACGAAGCACCTAAGAAAATGGAAGAGGCAGCATATTCAGCAAAGGCTGGCCGTGCTGGTAAAGACCTCGGCAAACCAGGTAAATCATTCAAAATGATTGCTAAGAAGGCTGGTAAAGAATATGGTTCAGAAGAAAAAGGTAAGAAGGTAGCAGGTGCTATCCTTAAAAAGATCCGTGCAAAGCATATGAAAGAAGATGATATGAAATTGGGTGATCCTGCTGCTATGGATGCAGTAAAGAAAGCTGGTAATCCACCTCTTGCATCAACCGCAGATCCTAAAGGTTTAGGTGTTGCTCAAAGTGCAGTAAGTCAGGGTAAAATGGATAATATTGCTAATGACACAATTGAAAAACAACATGGTCCAGATGTAGCACAAGCATACAAAAATATGCAATCACAAAGATACAACTGGTCAATGAAAGAAGATATTAATGAGTCCGTCCAAGTTGGCGCAAACAAATATAGGATCGTCTAATGAATAGACCTCCACAAAAAGGAGCAAACAATCAAGGCAGCGGGTCTCTCGGTGCCTTGGAACATCGTTATGGTTCATCCAAAAAGTTGGCACAGGAAGCAACTAAGGTTGCCTTGCAGAAAGCGACCGATCAAAAGATGCTAAACCCTGGCAAAACTGCCACAGGCCAAATTGCGGATCCAATTGCGTTAGACCCTGAAAAAGCAGGGATGCAATCACAAACTTATAGCTAATGTATTATATTTACGCATATCTTAGAAGAGATGGAACACCTTATTACATAGGTAAAGGAAAAGGTAACAGGGCCTGGAGGAAAGACCATAATGTTCCTGTTCCTAGTAAAGATAGGGTAATACTAATGGAAACAGGTTTGACTAATGTAGGATCTTTAGCATTAGAAAGGTTCTATATTCGTTGGTATGGCCGTAAAGATAACGGAACAGGAATACTAAGAAATCTTACCGATGGTGGAGAAGGTACGGAGGGATGTAAAAATCCTAAAAATATAACCACTAAAAACAAAATAAGCGAGACACTAAAACGTAAAGGTATAAAACCACCTTCACGTAAAGGTGTAAAGGCTCCTAAAGAGTCCTATACAAATAGTATATTTGAGATAGAAAACATTACTACAGGTGAGTTGTTTACAACTACAAACCTTAGAGAATTTTGCCAGGCGAAGGGTTTGACAAGATCAAGTTTGCAGGCAACAGCACCCTATAGTAATGGTATAAATAAATACAACCAACATAAAGGCTATAGAATAGCCAAAAGAAACTTTATAGAGAAGGAAAACTAAAATGGCTCTCTGGGGAATGACAGACAACGCAGCTAACTCCGACATTGCTGCACTAATGCAGGTATCAGCACATGTTGATACTGCTAATCAATCAACACTTTACGAAAATACAACAGCAGGTGCTATCGGGCCACATCTAAACGCCAATCTAATCATTGGTCAGTTTGGTGTTAGCACACAAGAAATTCAAGCAAGTCCAACAGGTCATGGTTATCATGCTGGTTGGGTTCTTCGTAAAGAAGGTACAGGCGGCCGTGCAGGTCGTGTAACATATGAAACACTTGTTGCTACAAGTTCAATTCCTGGTGATGGAAGCAATGATGGCCTCTGGTTCCCAGACTATACATTGAGAATTGTTACACAACCAGTAAGCAGCACAATGAATGGTGCTCCACAGAATGTTACTTTCACCGTTGCTGCTTCATCTACACCAGCAGGTGCTACACTATCTTATCAGTGGCAGGTAAACACTGGTACATCATGGACCAACGTTACAGGTTCTGCTGGCAAGTATTACAACCCAACATCTGCTACATTTACTGCTAACAACAAGACTGCAAATGGTAACACCTTCCAGTGTGTTGTTTCGGCCGCAAACTCAAATACTGTAACCTCAACAAGCGCAACAGTTATTTGGTATACACCATAATTTAGAAGGATAAACCACTATGAAAAGTTTTAAGTCATTTATTAGTGAGGAAGTCCTTCCAACCGCAAATGTGGAGAATGG